GCACCACTTCGCCGTCCTCATCGGCGTCGGGCGCGAGCGCCGCTCGCGCGATACCTGCGACGGCGGCGGCGGGCGCGGCTGCAGGGCCGGGCGCGCCGGGAAGCGGCATGCCGGGTATTCCGGCCGGCATTCCGCCGGGCGCGGCGGGGGCGGGCGCGGGCGCGCCGTTTACCGGTACGCCGGGCTGCGGCGGCGCATTAAGGGGCACGGCGACGGGCGCGGTTTCCGCTTTGTCGTCATCGGGCGGCGCGGGCATGCCGCGGTACATCCACAGTTTTTTCGTTTCAGGCTCGACCTGCCAGTACTCGGCGACAATGACGTTATCGCCCTCGATCCAGCCGGGCGCCATGAACCCGCCCGGCGGCGCGAAGCCGGTCCCGGCGCTTTCCGAGTCCGGATAGAGCCGCTTAAACGCCTCCTTCGACATCGTGCGGTAGACGAATGCCCACATCGCATCCGAGCAGTCAACTTCCTCGCAGTCGGAATCCATCCGGACAGTCGAGGGGTCTTTCACGCGCGCGACGCGGATTTCCTGATTCGTCGTGCGGTCGTTTACGTACTCGGTCGTGTAACGCCAGAAACCGTAACCGCTGCTCACGGCGTAATCGAAAGCGGTGTCGTAGGCCACGTCCGCCTGCGAGAGGTACTCGATATGCCGGATGAGCCCCTGATAGATTTCCGCGGTCTGCTTGTCCGCGCCTTCGCCCTGCGGGCTCACTTTCGCGCCGGGGCGGTTTTTGCGCTGCTCGTTCGTCACCTGACTGACGAAGGGCGGCAGTTTGTTGATCGTGAGCGCGGGGCGCTGCGCGGTGCGGCGGGCTTCGGGCTCGCCCGCGGGCCACTGGTCGCCCGCGAGGAAGCGCAGATCGCGCTGCGCGGCCTCGCGGATGTTCTTTTCGGCGGTTTCCGCGCGCGCCCACCGCTCGCGCGCGGTGGCGAGGAATTCGTCGGGATTCTTAACTTCGGCGGGCATTGCTGTCTAACGCATCCGCCCTCTGAGCGCGGCGAGTTTTCCCGTGCGCCCGGGCGCAGCATCGCGATCGTGTTTCCGCGCGGCCGCGCGGCCTTTCGGTGTCTCACGCGAGCCCTTCATGTACCCGAGCTTGTTCATGATGGCGTACGGCGCGGAACTGTTCGCGCCGTATTCGGCTTTGAGCTTCTGCTCAAGAAATGCGGGCACTTTTCGCCTCCGCTGCGATCAGAACTTCTTCGGCGACCGCGTCCGCGATCCAGAGGCGCACGCCGCGGCTTTCGTCGCCCGCGAGGAGCGCATCGCGCGCCGCGCGCTGCTCGGCGAGAATGCGGTCGAGGTCAGTCACGACATCCAACTGCCCGCGGGCGGCCGGTACGCGCCCGGATCCGGCCAGCGCTGCACGCCCGCCGGCGCGACGGCCTGCGCGAACGTGAGCGCGAGCGCGTCGGCGTCATCGACGGGCGGCACGCCGCGTTTCTGGAGATCCTGCTTCGACTCGAGCACGAGCTGGTTCGATTTGTTGAGGTGGTAGCCGGGCGATGTGAGATCCACCTCGAGCTTTTCGTCCGTCCGGTCGATCGCGCCCCGTGCGAGCCACTCTTTCATCTGGTTCCACATATAAGCGCGCATGTTCGCCATATGCATGTCGGGCGTGCGCGTCTCGCCGAAGTTAACCTCGGTGACGTTGTCGAACCCGAGCGTATGCAGGCGCTCAACGATCGGCGCGCCGAAAGCCGAATCGACAAACAGCATGGCGACGCGCGCCTCGGGCTCGCGCCGGCTTAACACCTGCGCGAGTTTCGCGATCATGACTTCGCGCGTTCCGCTCTCGCCCGCGAGGCGGATCGGCGCGGGCACGGTCGGGCCGGGCACGGCGTTCAGACCGCGCCTGAAGCGCACCACGTTCCACGCCTCGCCGCCGCCTGAGACGTCGCAGCCCGCTACCAGCGGCTCATCGGCGAGCGCCTCGCGCGTGCGCTCCTGCGCCCCGTTGACGCGCCCGAGGTCGATGTACTGGAGCTCGGATGCGTTGGGAGGGATGCCGCGGACGCGGACACGAAAAAAATCTGAGGACTCGCCATAGTCATTCAACCACTCGGCGATCTGGGTTTTGTTGGTGCGCTCAACGTTGCGAGAGTCGATTGAACGGTGTTTCCAGCGCGGGCGTTCGCTCCCAAACGTCACTTTATGGAACTTGCCTCTGTTACGGGTCGGATTGCCAAAAAGGAAAATGGCAGCGGCGCCGTCCGTCAGTCCTCCCTCGGCAACCTCATATATCTTGTCGTCTATAGCGCTCGCTTCGTCGAAGATATAGAAACTGGTCGAGGTCGCCGCATGCTGTCCTGCGAAACCTTCTGACAGTTCCGGCCTTGAAGATTGCGCCGAGCAATACCAGGAAGACGGGAACTGGCGATGAGACATGCGGTTGCCGGTGACTCTGAACCAGTGCGACGTAATGCACAGATTTGTCCAGTGCTGAATGGCCGCCCATGTTTTCGTCTGCAACTGAATGAACGTGTTCGCTGTTACGGTGCCTTGCGCATGGGGCCTTGTGCTCATAATCCAGTCCACAAGCCACGCGACAAGCGTTGATTTCCCGATGCCGTGCCCGCTCGCTACAGCCATGCGTATGGCGGGCACGGCGTTTACGCCGTCGAACCCGCGCGACGTTACTTCTTTTCCGAGATCGCTTAGAAACTCGGCCTGCCATTGATCGGGGCCTGGCGAATCTCTCAGCGGGGTCCCGTCTGCGCCCCATGGATATGCCAGCAGCGTAAAGCGCAGAGGGTCCGCATAACAGGACGAAATTTCTTCAGCTAACTGAAGATCAACGTCCGGTACTGCCGCGGGGATGGGTGCGGTAGTCAATGTGACGACGTATCTGCTCAACTCCCAAGCGTATGATCGCGCCCGAATATCGGCAAGGTTCAAACTGACGTTGGCGGTACTCACTTAGGAGCGTCTTTCAGCGCAGCGATTCTCGCCCGTCCCGCGTTCAGGCGTTCGACGATTTCGATCGGGCCGCCCTCCGGGCCCGACACTTCGACCGCGTTGCGGTAGCGCTCGGGCTTCCACGCGCGCAGCCACATCGCGATCATGCGCTCGGACTGGCGCCAGATGCCGAGCGGCCGCGCGTTCGGTTTGTCGCGCCACTCCGTTACCGCGGGCGATATTGTGCGCCCTTTGCGGTCGAGTACCGCGGGCGCGATCTCGACCTCGATCTGCGGATAGACGAAGCGCCCCTGAAAAACATTGGGCTCGAAAACGCCCTCGAGCGCGAGCTGCCGCATCCGGTCTTCCGCAAGGTCGGTCGCAAGCGCAAGCGCCTCGCGGAAGCGCGCCGGATATTCCGGGTCGTTCTTCAGCCAGAAACGGTGTGTGCCGCGGTCTATCTTCGCGAGCTTCGCCGCATGGGATATATAACCGACATCGGCGATCGCCTCGAGAAAAATCTTTTTGCGATCGACGACGGGCGGCAGCCGCTTTCGCGGCTTCTCTGGCGCGGGCTTCTTTTTCACGCGGCACGGATCAGATCGCAGGCGTCGATCTCGACGGCGCACGAGCGCCCGAGTATTTCGATCGTGACGATGAGACGGTATCCGGCTTTCGCGCGCGCGACGCGCCCGGTAAGCGTCGCAAAGGGCCCGCGCGCGACCGTGACGCGCGCGCCGGGAGGGATCGGGGCGTCATGCGGCCCGACGCGCGCCGGGTCGCCTGCTGCGATCGCGAGCGCCGCGACCTGATCGTCGGACACTGGCCCGAAGACGTGCGCAACGCCCGTTACGGCCGCAATTTCGCGGCTTTCGCCTCTGGCGAACAGATACCCCGAAAAGAGCGGGCGCTCGATCAGTCTGCGGCGGTCATGCCACTGCGAAATTCTGTTGTAGGTGGGAAGCAGCTCGGGGATGCCGAGCGCCTGTAACTGATCGCGGACGCGGAACTCCGCGCAGCTCCGGGTGTGAACCGCGTGCCATTCCGCGCCCGTCGCCGTGAGACGCGCTTCGCGCCCGCCGCTACCAGGTAACGCATGGCAGAAAACGGGCACGCCTTCGTCTTTTTATACACCGAAGGGCGAATAAAAAGGAAATCGCGTATTTATAAGATCAGTCGGAGCGGGATGGCCTCAACAGCAGGCGAAGGCGCTCGCTGTTCTTTGAGGTCCTCCTCGAATTGCGCAAATGCTTCTGCCGGCGAGTCTGACGCTACGGCGATTCGCGGGATATAGACGTGAACCGGAACGCCGCGTTCGGTGTGGCCCTCCCAGACACGGCATGGAATCCGATTCATGTGAACTATTTTTGTTGTGCTTTCAACTGTAATCTTCATTTGCCCTGCCCGATCGGGAACGTCTCAAGCGGCCGCGCGCCCGTGTAATCCTGCGTGATGCATTTCGCTGCGATGTGCGGCGCGACGGTTTCGGTAACGTCCTGCAGCGTTGGCCGCGCGATCGCGGCGTAGGCTCTGAGCCCGATCGCCTTCGCGAGCGCCTCGGCGTCGAGCGCACGCTGATAAGCGCGCGGGCCGAGCCGCGCGCCAAAGCGCGCGCCGCGGGTTTCGAAAGATTTTTCTTTCGGCCTGTCATCGAAGCGCTCGCGGATCAGCTCGCGCAGCGTTGCGATGCGGGTAAGCTTCGGCCGGAAGACGGAAATCTCGCTTTCCAGTTGCCCCAATTCGTCGATCCAGCTCGCAAGTTCTTCTGGCGATCCCGGTTTGTCAACAGCCCTCAGTTGTGTTGGCGACCTGTTCGGATCTTTTCGCGACTTTTCCGGCACGCCAGAGGCGTTGGATTTCGCACCGCTGTTCATATGTCAGGGATACACTAATTTTCGCGCCCCGCGCGCACTTCGTTCGTGCGCGGGTTCTTCAGTGTGTAGATGACCCACTGTTTCGGTGGGGTAAGCTGTTCATCAGCCATACGTTCTAGCCCTTGGGGTGGGCGCATTCGTAGACCTGCCTGATCATATCGCGCGCTGCAGCGCCTCATGCAGCACTGATTTGATGTAGGTCTGGTACGGCAGCCCTTTTGCGTGCGCGAGCTGGTGAGCCTTCGCTATGTCGCCCACGTCAAGGCGAATACTGATGAGTCGCGTTTCACCCCGCGCAAACAGACCGCGAATACCGCCGGAGAAATCCGTTATTTCCGGCATGTCGCTGGTGTCGATCTGATCGTCGGGAAGCGCTGCCAGCCGCTTCAGTTCTTCTCTGCGCTTCGCTGTCAGCCTGGGAATGTCTTTAGCTGCGATTCTCTTCATATTCTTTCCGCTCCGTTTTTGTTGCCGGACGCGCCGTAATAATGCGGATGACCTGGTCGATGCCTTCCGGCGTGAACGTGTGACCAACCACAACCACGTGAAAGCCGCCTATCGCGCCGATCGTTCTCCAGCGCTGTTCGCCCTCGACATACCGCTCGACAAAAGTGAGCGCGTTGTCATCCTCGAAGACGAGTGCAGCATCCTCAAAGCTGATGCCGTGTTTTTTACGGTTAGCCCGGTTTTTCCTCTCATCCCACTCAAAACTCAACGCCATCTATATATATATTATATATACAATCATCGAAGTGAATCCTTGGAGACTGCCGCCTTCAGGCGGCAGAGGAAAAGGATTTCGGCGTTAGCCGATAGCCTTTGCTGGTTAAGGATTGATATAATCCGTATATCGTGAAGCTGACGCTCCAGTTGCAACTGCTGCCCGACTCGGATCAGCGACAGCGTTTGCTCGAAACGATGGAGCGTTTCAACGAAGCCGCGACGTTCGCGGCGTCGTGTGGCTTCAAGGCTAAAGTCTTCAGCCAGCCGAGCATCCACAAGCTGGCGTATGCGGAGATCCGCTCCCGCTATGGGTTGTCCGCTCAAATGGCGGTTCGAGCCATCGGTAAAGCAGTGGAAGTATTCGCTCGTGACAAGAAGGTATGTCCTGTCTTTAAGCCGCATGGGGCGATCACCTACGACGAACGAGTCTTCTCGTTCAAAGGTATGGATCGCGTGAGCCTGTGGGCGCTTCCCGAGGGCCGTGTGATCGTGCCGCTGATCTACGGCGAGTACCAGAAGGAGCGCTTCGACCGTATCAAAGGGCAGGCGGACCTGATCTTCCGCAAGGGCAGGTTCTATCTGCTCTGCACGGTCAACCTTCCGGATAACGCTCCCGTGGATCCGAGCGACTTCCTTGGCGTGGACTTGGGTGTAGCCAACATTGCATCCGACTCCGACGGCAGACGGCATTCCGGATCGCAGGTCAAGTCCGTCCGCCACCGCCACCGGCGGTTGCGCCGGACTCTGCAGAAGAAGCAAACCCGCGCGGCAAAGCGCAGACTGAAGAAGCTCTCCGGGAAAGAGCGGCGCTTTGCCACGTGGGTCAACCACAACATCAGTAAGCAGATCGTTGCCGAAGCTCAACGCTCCGGACGCGGTATCGCCATTGAGAATCTCAAGGGCATCCGTGGACGGGTTAAGGCCAGGCGAAAGCAACGTGCCGTTCTGCATAGCTGGGCGTTCTCCGAGTTGCGGCTGTTTCTGGAGTACAAAGCCAGGCTGGAAGGTGTCGCGGTCGTTACCATCGATCCGCGCAACACCAGCCGCTCCTGTTCCAGATGCGGCCACTGCGAGAAAGAGAACCGTCCCAGTCAATCCGAGTTTCGGTGCCGCTCGTGCAGTTACGAGGCGCACGCCGACTTCAACGCTGCGAAGAACATTCGCAGGGCAGCCTGTAAACCTGCCGTACTTGGCGAATTGTGCGATAGTCTGCATGATTCAGTCAAAAGCCGCCTGCTTTAGCTGGCGGTTGTTTACTATCCCACGCAACGTGCGACAGTCGCGTCTGTCCGGTGTGTCGCATGATAACCTGGCACTGACGACCGACCGTCGTAAGACAGTCGCGACACAGGAGGATTAATGTCGGAATCAGCCGAACTGGTTTCATGGACGGGAAACGCAAAAAAAGCGCCCGCGTTATCTCAGATTGACAGTACAGAGTGGGTTGGAAAGGCCGAAGCCGCGCGGCTTCTCGGCGTTCATCCGCGACAGCTCGAGCGCCGGGCTCACCAGGGGCGTATAACAAAACGGGTTCTTCCACGAAAACCGAGCGAAAAAGCGGCGCGGGTAGTTTATTCGCGCGCCGACATCGAGGATCTGAAACGGAACCCGCCGGAAGCGCAGATGGATCAGTCCGAACTGGCGCTGCTCAGAGAACACGAGGAAAAGGAACGGGAGAGAGAACGCGCCGCAACAGAACGCGAGCGTAACATCACAACTTCGGTCGATCGCCTCATCGCGACTATCGAGCAGCAGAATAAAGCCGCCGTCCCGGTCGCTAACCCTGTGAGCCAGTCCATTGCTCCCGATCCCTTCGCCGGGCTCGCGGCGCACCTCGCCGCGCTCTCGGCCGCGTTTCCGCCGCCGGGAAAGCCCTGGCTGTCACTGCGCGAGGCGGCCGGGTACTCCGGGCTCCCGGCGCGCTGGCTGCGCGCGGCGGCGCGGGCAGGGAAGCTGCGCGCCCAGAACGTGGGCGATAAGCGCGAGCGCTGGATGTTCCCGCGCGACGGGCTGAACTAGGGCTACTGGCTCACCAGGTGAGCCTGTACCTCCCAGCGCTGATTCTATGTGATAAACCGTCCCTCATTTCCGGTCGTTTTTTGAGAAGTAACGGCGGCGCGGGTGTTTCGATACCCGCGCCGTTTTGCGTTATGGCCGCTTTTTCCTGTGCGTGTGGTGCGCGGGTGCGACGGAATCCAGGGCGCCCGGTTGCGCGATCGCGTTCCTGAGCGTGCGGCCGGGCGGGTTGCGAGGGGCTGCGCGCTTCAATGGATCGGCTGGCCGGGCGGCGCGTCTGCATACGGTCGCGGGTAAGCGAGATCCGGCGAAGCCGGTTGCCTTGTGAAGTGAGGAGACGGAGCGAAGCGACTGCCTTTTTTCCACAGCGCGCAGCGCTAAAGTTTTCAACCCTTCTTCAAAGGGGTGAACCCCTTATAAGGAGATGGGTTACTGAGAACCACATTCTGATGGGTTACTGAGAACCACATTCTGATGGGTTACCGGGTCGTGTCCGGAGCGGCGTTTGCGGATAAACCGGACGGTCTGGAATGGCGAAGATACGGCGAAGATCGGGGTTGTCGGGGTCGGGAGGGATTTCTATTGCTGTAGTTTTGGTTGATTAGAGACTAATGAGACACACTGCGGGCGGGCTGCTCAGGGCGGGGGAATCGGGTTGTCGGGGTTCGGCGCGCTCTATCCGGTGCGCGACTGCGGACGGTGCAGCGCTGCCCATGCCTTCACGCGCTCGGCGAGCTCAACTTTGCCGGTGTTCTTCCGCCTGCCGATGAACCAGCCGATCGCCGGGCGTGGAAATTCGGCTTTGGGCTTGTATTCCCTGCCGATCTGCAGAATCAGAGCCTCGACGTTCTCGGCGGATATGCGGCCCGCCTCGCCCGTCTCCGCAAATGCCATCTGCGCAATCACGAGCGCGCGGGCAGCGCCCTTCTCGTCGAGCGGCGCGCCGGCGCGGCGAAACGCATCCATCACCCGGTTAATATCCATCGCATCGGGGCGTGCGGCGCGGCGCTGCGTAACGTCGGCGAATACCGGATGCCGCGGCGGAGGCGGCGCGTTTCTGTCCAATCGCCACACAGGGGCGTCCGGCGGCAATAAAATGCGCGGATTGCGCCCAACGCCTACGACGTGTCCCGCAGCGGTATGAAAGTACTTCGGATCCTTTCTGATCGCGTCGAGTGTGGGCTCCCAGGCGCGAATATGATAGGTCGTGCTGATGCGGCGACCGCCCTTTTCTTCTTTGTCAAAGGGGACCACAAAGCTGATTCCGTGCGCCTGCCGGATCGTTCCTCTTACCGTCTTGCGGGTCACGCCTGCCGCATCGGCGGCCTTCGCAAGCGTTATTTTGCAGTACCAGGAGCCATCCGGCTGGGGAGCGGCGCACCCCTTCGGCGCTTTCGTCGTCAGCGCTTCGATAACGCGCCATCTCGCCGGTGAGAAAAAGTCTTCAATGCTCCGCAGTGTCTTTGGCAGACAGCAGTTGGCCGCCTTGCCCTCCGGTCGCCACTGACGGCCGGCCTTCATGCCGCGCCCTCACTCTGCGCCGGTTCGGCCGCGGGATAATCCGGCAGATATTGCCATATTTCGGGCACGGCCGTATAGAACCAGACGCCCTGGATGCGGCGGCGCTCGAGCAGTCCGGCTGCGGCGGCAAGCCAGAGCGCGGTTTCGAGTTCATGCAGCGGAATCCCCGCGCGCCATGCGAGCGCGCCGATATCGGGGCGCACCCATTCGGCTGTCGTCCCGTTACGGAACGATCGGGCGACGATATCCGCCACGACGGTTCGCTGGACCGCCGATGAGGTCTTCCGGTCGAGCAAGCGCTCGATCACGGCGCCCGCCGCGGCGTCGGCGAAGCGGCGCGCGAGCGGAGTCCGGATCAGTTCTTCGCGCACCTCGCTCTGGAACGCGATGACGCGCGCCAGAATATCACGATTCGCGAGCCGGCGCTCGGCACGCGCGGCCAGCTTCGCGGCGCGGCGCAGTTCGGCTTCGGCGTCCGTCGCGGGCGTCTGGCCGATCACAGTACTGGTGGTTTTGTCGGCGTCTGAAATAGCAAACTCTCAATCCGGCACGAACAAAAGGCGAATGGGAGTTTACTTTGCGCCGTCTGGAACTTTACAATCAGGCTGTGGTGCGAATCGGGTCATCCGCCGCGCCACCCTTCAACGGCGTTTTATGTTTCTCCTGCATTCGCTGAAAATCCGGCCTCGTAAACTGAATCATCAGCGGTGTGGGATTTTTCCGGCGAGCGCCGGAGGGGGTCTGGATGACAATGAATTGCTGTTACGGGCAGTCTGAGGCGTGAGCCCGGCTTCCGATAACAGATAATTTATTGTCAAATCCCCTGAGTGCTGTATCACTGATTTCCCCCCTCCGGATTTGACGATTGCGCGGCAATTTCTGCCGCCTTTTCGGCCCTGCGGTTTGCGCGGTGCTTCGCCACACGTGCGCGGGTACGCGCGCGGATCTGTTCGATCGTCTGCGGAATTCCCGGCGGTCTGCCCTTCGGGCGGCCGGTTCGCGGCGTTGCCATGTAACATAGAATACGGGACTAACCGTGAAAACACCAGCGGGCGGCGAATTTTCCTGAACGCAATTTCTGCCGGTACGGGTTTCATGAGGCCGGATCCCGAAAAATGCGATAGGCCAACTATAACGAAACATGAGCGCAGGCGCCCGTCGCCCAGGGGCGCAGTTTCGCCCTTTTTTCGCTGTATTTTTATGTTAGGAATCATCTAATAACAAACTTTCGGTACCAAAACTCACGTGGTTTTGCGCCGTAACGCGCCATGATACTTTGTTCACTGTTGGAAGTTCGTATCCCCCACTCCGCAGTGGCGCGCCGTGAGCCCACATGGGCGCTCGTCGTGCGCGGAGTCCGCAGTTCCCGCGGCCTCGCTGTTTTCGACGGCGCATGGGTGCGTACCGGAAGCACGGTACCGGCGTCGGAGCTGCGCCCGTCGCCCGATTACCCTCAAATCCCCTTACTGATCGAGTTCGCCGGCAGCGACCGCACGGGGCGCGGTCATACGCGCTCGCAGGATATTCATATCCTCTGGCGCTTCGATCCGGTCGGGCGCGCCTGGAGCGAAGTGATCCGCACTCTGAGCCAGGGCTCGGAATGGATCGCCGATATCGCGGCGGCCGTGCGGCGCGAACTCCGGGCCGAGCCGGCCGGCGGCGTCGAAAACGCGCGGCGCACCGCTCAGAAGGTAATCGAGGTTCTCGATACGGAGCTTGACGCGCTCGATACCGACGCGCGCACGCGGGCGCTCGCGTTTCTTTACGATCAGTTCGCCGCGCGGCTGTGCTCGGGCGAGCACGCGCGGTTCTAATTACACTCCGGTTGCACTCTAGTTGGGTTTCGCGCGGCGCGGCTCTTCGGCCGGCGCGGCCGCGTGTTCGATTTCTTTTGCGGATTCGATCAGGGACGCCGCCAGTTCGCGCGCCTGTTCGGGCGTGAGCGCGATCGTATCGACGGGCTCGGCGAAGCGCACCATAATGTTTCGGTCGCGCAGATTCACGCCGATCATGACCGCCTCGGACATTGAATACCCTGTGACGCCCGCGGGCGACTCCGGATTTCTTTTTCCGCGGCGGGTCACGTCGGGATTATAACGCGCCGGCGGCCTGATAGCAGCGCATCACGACATCGTTCGCGTGGTGTTGATACCAGCCGTCGAAAAGCAGGATGTTCCCCTCGCGCACGGCTTCGGTGAGATCCGCCTCGACTGCGTCGATTTCGCCGTCGCCCGGCACGCGCACGAGCCCCGCGGCGGCGGGATATGTCGAGAGCGCCTGGCGCGACGGGAAAATATACCCGCGCGTCGAGTCGGTCCAGGGCCATGTTGACGCATAGTGCCGCGTGCTTTTCCACTCCGGAAAAAACATACAGTCGGGAAACTCGGCCGCGAGCTGCTCAAAATCCCGGCCGGGGGTAATGTTGCCCGTGTACCCGACGGTCGTATCGACATAGAACAGCCGCGCGCCCCATCGCCGGTAACAATACTGCGCTTTGCCGCGCATGGCGGCGAAGTGGGCTTCGTTGGTCTGGGCCGCATAAAAATATTCGACGTTATCGAGCGATCCCGCATCCGTCGCGAGCGTCAGCTCGGTATCCGATTCGACCGACGCGATCCGGTAATTGTTCACCCCGAAGGCGAGCGCGCCGGCCGAACGCAGATCGGTCACCCACGCGGGCGAGAACTTCGCGCCGCTTTTCCATGTGACCTCCGTTCCCGCGACGTCGATCACGCCGAGCTTCACGTCGAACGTCTGCGGACGCAGCGTGAAACCGACGCGCAGCCCCGCGTCGCGGATCCGGAAGACAAACGCATCGAGCACGCCGATCAGCTCGGGCGCAAGGATTTCGGCGAGCGCCGGATCGCCGATATATGACTGATCGAGCTGCTGCCCTTCGATATCCCAGATCACGCCGCCCGACGCGCCTACGCGCCGCATCTCGGCGATCGACGAGTCGGCCGCGCTGAGCAGCCGCGCCTGAAACTGCGCGATCCCCCCGGGCGTCGTCACGTCCACGTTCGCATCGTTGAACCATCCGCGCGGGTTGCTCGGAAACGACGGGCGGAACGCGCCGTTATAGCTCAGGCGCGCGATCGGCTGTTTCGGCTCGGGCTGCGTGAGCAACATCGGGAACGCCCGTCTGTACCGGCGGAAGACATCGCCCGCCAGGTCCTCCTCGGTCGCGTCCGCGGGCCCGAAGCGCAGCGAAGTCCGGAACGTCACGCTGCCGTACGGGCCCACCGGGCGCACGACCGAAGGCCAGTTGGGATTGATGTGCTGGCCCGGATCGGCGAACAGTTGCACGAACCAGCTGGCATCGGGCGGATTCGTTACCTGCCAGTAGCCGAGCCCGAGCGCGCCCTCCGGGTCTTCGTTCGCCAGATCGGCCGCGAGACTCGCTGACGCCCGGAAGACGCTTGACGGAGCGTCGATATTAAAGGCCGCGGCGTTCGATGTGTCCGAAGGAATTTCCGGGAACATGAGCGCGAGCGCGTAGATCCGGTAGCGGTCGAAGATCATGTTTGCGGTCTGGTTTTCGATCGCGACCTCGATCATGAGCCGGTCGGCGCACGCGATATAGCGAACCGTCACAAGCCCCCATCCGAAAGTGAGCGTGACTCTGTCACCTGCCGCGTTCACCGAAGCAGGCGCGTTGCCGAGCCACTCGGAGCTGCGCCCGTCCTGAGCGCGCCCGTACATGTCGATCACGGCGGGGCAGTTCCCCGCGGGCGAGAGCACGTCGAGCCCGTTCCAGGTGAGAGTGGCGAGCCCGGTCGCGCCCATCGTGAATTCGACGCTCATTCGTTCTCCTTTCGCAGGCGGTACACCGCCGCCCAGTGCGCCATCGCATTCAGTGACCAGTCGTCGCGCGCCGGTTCATCGTAGATGAAAAGCCTGAGCGCGCCCGGCGAGAGCCCGAGCGTCTGCGCGTTCGCGATGAGCGAATCGGGCAGCGGGTCGTTGGCCGAAAGCGCCGCGCCGGTCGCTTCCTCGAGCGCGCCGGTAACGTCCTCGCGGCTGTAATCGCGCCACTGGTGGGGGGCGGGGCTCACAGCGGGTCAATCCCCTCCTGAAGCGCTGCCCCGAGCCAGGCGTGAATGTCGTCTACCGTCGCGATCTTACCGGCGCGGATGCGCAGCTCGGCGAGCTTCGCCCGGTTTTCTTCGCTCGCGTTCGGATTCGCATCCCACGCGGGCGAATCGATCCACTGAGAGAAGTAGGCGGCGACAAGCGCGATATCGCGATCAGTCATCGATCGCGGGCGTGAGAGGTAGAGCCCGATCGCCGGCGCGAGCACGCCGCTGGTTTCATAGAGCCAGTATTTCGGCGCGCGTGGGTCGCTCGCGGGGATCGGCGGCGTCATTGTGTTTCCTCGCTGACCGGCGCAATGACGCGTTCGTATCCGATAACTGCCGTCATGTGCGGTTTGTACTTTTTCTGTTTGCCGATCGCCTGCGCGATGGTCACGCTTTCGGTTGCAGGGATGATGCGATCGCAGCAAAGACAAAGCAGCGCGTAATGATCAAATTTGTCACTCACTTAAAACAGCCTCCCCTGCAGCGCCTCAAAATACGCCCGCGGGATCGCCCACGCGGGCGCGGCCGCGTACTCGATCTCGGGCATAAGCCACAACTGCCCGAAGCGCGCGGCGCGCCGCCGCCGCACGGTCGCGATACGGCGCGCGGCATCATGGCAAGCATGGCAGCCGGGACACATGAGTTTTACGGAGCTTGTAACCGGATCATGCGTCGTGTGCGCCGCGTTCAGATAGCGCGGCGTGTCGCGCCCGCAGGCCGCGCAGCGCGCGCCGCGCACGGCGATTAAGGCGGCGCGATAGCGCCGCCAGTCGCGGCCGTAAAAGCGCGCGCGGTATTCAGGGGCGATCACGCCGCCCCCTTCGCCCGCGCGCCCGGTTTCTTCGGCCGCCACGACTGCACCCACGCGCGCACCGTCTGGCCGCGATCGGGCGCGGGCACGGTGACGGGCACGCCGTCGAATTCGGTGAATGACATAGCCGTTTCACTTTCTGGATCGCTTCGACTCTCCCGCGGCTGCGCGGGCGCATCATCTGCGCCCGCCCGCCGCGCCTCGCGCAGTTCGCGGTACGCCCGGCGCGCCCACGCCGCAGCGCGTGAGCTCTCTTACGTGCGCCTCGCGCGCCTCATCCCGCTCGCGCTCGGCGCGCTGCGTTCCGAGCTCGGCCCATCCGCGCTCGCAACTGCGCGCGATCGCGATCAGTTCGGCCTTTGAAAGCGGCGGAAAACGCGGGCAGCCCTGAGCGTGGGCGCGGTCGCGCGAGTCCGGCGCGCCGCAGTAAACGCAGTTGAAAATGAGGCCGACGCCCACATCCCGGATTGTACGCTCGCTCACTTCGATGGCGCG